TTGGTTTGCGATCACGTGAACGGCTGGCACGGAAAGACACGTGACCCGCATCGACGCCTCGCACCTTTTGAAGAGTGTGATGATGTGACCGACCTCATTACCCGTATCTATATGACCGACGAAGAATTTAAAAACTTTCAAAGAAAAGGAGCAGCATAATGTGGAATGGAATGGAAGGCATCGACCTTACCGACGTAGTAGTCAAGCAAGGAGTTTCTATCTTACAAGCAGGGAGACACCCTGTTCGTATTACTGGCGCGGCGATCAACACTGATGACGTGAAGAAGACGCACACGCTCGAAATAAAATACGCCAACGACAAGGGCGTATGTACTCAATGGATTAATCTTAATCACCCTACGTCCACAGAAAGTGTACGCATTGGGCTCGAACAGTTGAAGCAGCTTCTCATTCTCGTCGGGCATACTGGAAACTCGTCACCCGCCCCGTCTTGGTTGGTTGGCAAGAAGATCGGCATTAATATTAAGGAAGAAATGTACGAGGGTAAGACTAAAACAAAGGTCAACTACCACTACGCGCCAAGTTCTGTAGAGCTAAAAGCTCTTGATGCTAATGGCAGCGCGGCGGTGGAACTAGACGACAAGATACCCTTTTAAGATATGCACCCCGTAGACCCAATATCTCAAGCGGTTCTGGACGCTATCGACCTTGGCTACAATAAAGAAGTGCGCGGTGCAGCTAGATGCTACATCGGCGCTTCTATGGCTGGGACTGATTGCGTAGCTCAGATGGCCCTATCCTTACGGGGCTTTCCTGACGAAGAGCCAGAGCCGAAACTCAAGCGCATATTTTTTGCTGGGCACAAGATTGAGGATTGGGTTGTTTACGATTTGAAGAAGCGTGCCGACCTACGTGTCTACGAGAAAGACGAGATGACGGGTCGGCAGCACAAACGAGAATGGCTGAACGGGCACGTCGTCTGTCACTCAGACGGGCTCGTAGATTTTGAAGATGGTAGTGGACCCGCGATCTTAGAGATCAAATCCATGAATGATGCCAACTTTAAGAAATTTAAAACTTATGGGGTGCGTACATCTCATAAGAAATACTTTCGCCAGATGACTATGATGATGGCGATGTTCAATATCGAGCGCAGTTTTTTTGTATCTTATAACAAAAACACGTCTGACTATCACGCTGAACTTGTCTCATTCGACCAAGAAGAATGGGACGGCATGTATATTAAGATACAGGCAGCGCTTGATGGGCAAGCAGTGCGCGTAGCGGACGCCCCAGAGAATATGAACTGTAAGTTCTGTTTCAAAAGGGAAAGTTGTTGGAACCCAACTCCGTTATCGCCTGCTTGCCAGTTTTGCACGCACAGTTTCGCCAACAAGAACGGCGGCTGGACATGCAAACTTACGAACAAAGAAGTTATAAACCCCTGTGAAAAGTTCGAGCAATTCGCCACGACACCGAAAGCATAACAATGGACACACTAAAAGAATTAGGTCGGGTGAGAACTGAGATCATCCGCAAAGAGGCTGAGATCGAAAGCATCTCTGAACGTCTTGTAGAAATACAGGACGTAGACGACGTGCATCGAGCCAAGACAAAGTTTAGGCACGAGAAGGAACGTCTCGTAGAACTGAAGTGCAAGTGCGCTGAGCTCGAAATAGACGTAGAGACACTGCGCCTAGAAGCTTGGAGACAGTGATGGATTGGAGACAGTGATGGGGCCGTTAAGAAACAAACCGCTCGATGAAGCTAAGCGCATTATCAACGATGATCGCAACAAAGAGTACGGCGAACCCGTCGATAACTTCCGCGACATCGCAGATATGATAACGATTATGTTGGGGACACTTCTGCAACCCACTGCACGCGTAAGCTGTGAGCACGTAGCTATGATAATGATATGCGTGAAGCTGTCACGTATGACAACCTCACCATATAAACTTGACACTTGGGTAGACATCGCCGGATATGTTGGCGCTGGCTACGAGGCTATGAAGCTAGATAAAACAGAGCCAGCGACGGCTATCCCAAGGGAACACCCAAACGACTAGCTTTCCGCTTCACCAGCAATAAAGTCCGTACCACCTTCTCTAAACGCGGATATGCCACCGAGTATCGGTGCGCGTCCAAGTATCTCACGCACTGCTGAACGCTCTTTAGAGTTCGTACTCTCTGCACCGAAGGCGTCGAACGTGGCATCAGCAGCACCCGACACAACCTCGAAGGTATCTGAGAACAGACCCGCGCTTGGCCCAGCTAATAGCTCAGCTACGCGCCACTTACCGTAGGCTCCGTTGTCGATCTGGGCAGCACTGTCATACATAAGTTGACCGATCAGACCAAGGCCACCCATTTGCATAAGGCCATCCACGTACCAGCCTAGAAGTTGGTCAGCGTTTTCTTTCAGACCAAACTCTTCTGCCATTGTGAACTTATCAGTTAGCGAACGTTCACGTACTGCGAACTCACGGTTCTCTTCGCCGCCCCGTCCTTGAACCACGTCTTTGGCGAACACTACACCCGCACCGAACATTGGGCCTAAGCCAGCGAAGTAGAGAAGCGGAGCTAATCTACGCTCACCCTCAGAACCTTTATTCAGTGCATCTTTAACTACGTCCCGCCCCATACGCGTCATCATCAGAGGGAATGACTTGAGTTGGAAGATGACCTGACCGCCCGGTGTCTGAGCCCACAAAGGCTGGTCGTTTGCGTTCGGCGTAAAGATGGTTTGGTTTGTGAACTTTACAATCGAAGAAGCAAGTTGCTCACGGTATGGGTGCTCGCTTTCGCCAGCACTGCGCATGATCCTCTCGATGTTCATGTTGCTTTTGTATAACTCTTGAAGCCCAGCCTCATTGAGGATTTGCTTTGCAAGTCTACCTTGTCTTGTGCTCGGTGCTTCACGTGCGATCCGAGCCTGTGAGCGGAAATGCTCGTAGGCTACAGAGGCAGAGATGTCGCGCATCATGTCGGTCCAACCCGTAAGAAGCGTGGTTGTAAAGAAGCCTGACGTAAATTTAGTATTGTCCACGCCAAACGCTTTGGTCATACGCTGATGCACAATGTTCTCTGACGCTGCGCCTACATTTCTAATCATGTCACGATACGCGCTACCCGATACCGGGTCTTGCATAAACTTCCGAAGTCCTTTTTGGAATGACATGAAATCGCCACTACGAATAAGTGGCAGTACCAAGTCACCCATTGACGAAAGTGTTGTGAAGCCCAGCAGCGTTACTGCATTGATCGAACGCACCCACTTGGATGCAGCGCGTAGGCTACCGCTCTTGCTGTCTGGGTCAATGCTGTGCCTCATCGAGGCGTCGAAGAAACCTTCTGCGTGCTCGATGTTCTGGCGGCTAACAACAATACGCTCACCGTTTTCTTTTACAAAGCCATTACTATCAGACAGGGCAGCGGCGATAGCGTTTGCCCTGTGAGAAAATGCGTCTTTCATCTTCGCTGCATTTTGAGATGGCTCACCAGTTGTATCGAGTTGCGCCATTATCTTCTGTTTGATTTCTATTTCTGGCGTACCCTTACGTGCCATTACCATAATTTCAGCAGTGAACTTATCGGCAGCGTACTCATCCTTAAACGGTGCGAAAAACGCTACGTCTTTTTCTGTTTGAGTAACCTTCTTACCTTCCGCGTTTACCTCATTGCGTTCACGGCGCATAACTACGTCACCTCGTAGCATCCTAGAAATCTCATCGCCCGGAGAGCGAGCAGCTTGGATGTTGAGGTAGTCATGGTATGCCTGACCATTCGCGCCAAGATGCTTGGCTACGTCGAGGCGGCGTTCAAGAGCGTCGCTGTACTTAGTCATCACGGCGAGCAAGTCTTGCTCAAGGTAGGATGAAAGATTTGTTTTAGGTTCCAGTGGGTTTTTAAACTTGGCAGCCCAAGGTTCATCAAGACGTATCATACGTTGGAAGTCGAAGTTATCTTCTACGCCTGCGCCATTGCTACGTATGAGATTGTCCTCATCAGCCATGCCGTCTTTAGCTATCAGCCTGTCAGCTACGTCCCTTGCTTTCTTGCCCGCTTCTTCCCTGCCGATCTTACGGTGGTCTACGCGTGCCTCTTCGATGAAGTATTCGCTTAACTTTTCGATGAAGCCATCACGATCATTCTCGATCAAGTCCTTGCGCCAGACTTGGGGGAAGTAGTTTTTCTGGATGTTGCCCATCTGAACGCCCGCCGCGCGTAGCTTTGTTACAGCTTGGTCGAGGTACGAGCGAATGAAGTCGTAAGTCTCACGCTCCTTAATTCTCATATTCCCTGCGCTCGGCTCGTTAGTAAGAGCGCGGTATATACGCGCGTGGCTCATAGGCTGGTTTGATCTACGGTTAGGCTTAGCCCCCATGATAGCAGCAGAGAACCCTCTAGCTGCCTGCGACCCCGGCGTAGCGTCAAACATTTGGATCACGCCGTCGTTGAGCCACCTCTGTAGGAAGTTGCCTGCGTCTGGAAGCTCACGCATCTTGCGTTGCAGTGGCATGATGAACTTGCCCATGTTGCTTGACACGCGCTCGAAATGACCGCCGCCACCCTTGGTTGGCTCAAAGAAGTTTGCAAGGAACTTCATCCCAGCTTTACGCATTGTCTGCGCATTGGTAGGGATCAGGGCTACGCGTGAAGCCTTACGTATTTCTCTACCTTCAGCTTCGTTAATAGTCTTACCACGTCGGGTTTTAGCTATAATGTCTATTACTTTGGAAGGTACACCAGATATTTCGAGAGCATGAGAAGTTTCTTCAAATGCAATGCGAGCGTTGTTATCGCCTGTTATCATCTCGGTCATCATATGAGCGTTGATGTTGCTTGCGCCTTCTTTGACAACAGTGTCACTTTGGTTGTCTTCGTTGAAGAACGTAGATCGGACAGGCTTAGCATCTTCGCTTCGTAGTATAACCTTAGTCTGACCCATCTCAAGCGACGTGTAGCCTGCGTCCCTCAGCACTGTACGTAACTTGCGAACACCGCCAGCAGCCGTGCTCAGCATTTCAAACATTTTCTCAGGGCTGTGTAACCCTGCAAGGTCTTCAAACTGTGCAACACGAGAAGGCAACGCTGGGTTCTCTTTTACTTTAAGAGCGGAAAGGACAGGCTTGATGTTGTCATCACGCATCATCCCATTTTTTATAAGACGTAACGGTTGCGTATCTCTAATGAAAACTGGCGTAACCATTGTGTTGTCGATGCCGCCAAGACGTTCTATTTCTTTACGTAGAACTCGTTCTGTAGCGTATGCAGCCTGTACCCTTTTAGGGTCCACATTATCAGACGATGCAAAGTTTTTAATCTGGTTCCGAGTAAACGACAGACCGTCAAGGACTTCTTGTAATGCCTCACTTCCTTCCATTCCATCGCGCATATTGTCTACCGCGCTGGTCGGTCGTGAAGATACGAACGTCATGCCGTCAAGATCAGAGCGGTTTGACGCCTCGATGTAATACGGAGTTGGCTCTGTTGATCCAGTGAATTTTTGTACTGCCATACGGCCTGCCGGGGACAAGTTATCTATTACGTCTGCCGCGTAATCTTCCGCAAGCTCCGAGGGTACGTCCTTGTCGAACCGTAGCGCTGGGCTGCTGGCGTTGAACTTGCTGTTTTTACCCAGCATATCGCCATGTATAAAGAGAGGAGAGAACCGCTTACGCGCTGCCTCACTTGGCACTAACCCGTTGAGAACGTAGGATAGGGCTTCTCTCATTTCAGAACGTATCGAGGCGATCCCGTCGTCTAGCTCTGTACCCTTCATATCGTACATATCATCAAGAACTCTCTTGGTGAATGATCCGTCTGATTGGCTGTCTACGTCTTCGAGCACAACACGTGTAATGAACTCGTCTGCTTCGTACCCAAATTCAGCAGCGGACCTACGTATGTCAGCCACAGTTTCAGCGGACACTGCCTTTGAGTTGATTAAGCGTGCTGTAAGCCCGCGAATTGTCTGGGTTATGTCGTCTCTCTTAGTGATGTTGGAAGCAAGCTGGCGAATTTCTTTGCGGAACTTGTCGAACTCTGGGCCGCCAATGTCGCCACCAAAGTCATGCCCTAGTAGGGCTTGACGGTAAGCCATTGTACGCGCAGCTTTTGTTTCGCCATCTGTCCTGTGAGTTATGGCGATGAGCCCATTACGTAACTTGTAGGGGGAACTAGCTGGTACACCTACTTCTTGACTTATTCCAGTGCCAAGAAGTAGCTCGTTCTGAACGGCTAAGTTTACTGCGTCACTCTCTACCTCAACGGGTACGTTACGTATTTGGATTTCAAACTCTAGCTTCTTCATAAGCTCTGTGTTTGATTTCTCTACGGCCTGAGAATATCGCAAGAAAAGTTCTGCGTTATTCAAGCCAGAGTAGGTGCGTCTTTGGTATTCAGCTACGCCTCTTGTGTTAAGAGCGTACACTACTCGCTCAGCAAGGCGCTTGCCTAGCTTAGTCAAGTTGCCTTTCTCGTCGATCTGATCTTGGAACAGACGTATTGCTGTATCAACATCAACCTCGTCAGGGTTGATGTCCGGCGTTCCGGCTGTCTTTTCACCAGCACTATTGTCTGTTCGCTTCTTGGCTGCCTCGATCATCTTAGCGGCGTAAGTTTTGTTTCTATTTTTTTCTGCAAAAAATGAGCGCAGCGCTTTCTTCATGGACTGTGACTTCAGTATCTTTGTCATGCCAACAGTGCGACGTAGATTAGCTGTCTCCTTGCCGACAGAATACTCTGGGATGTCTCCAAACTCTACGGATTGGAACGCCTCGTTAAGAGTTTCCATTACGTCGTCCAACGTTTTCATAATGCCTTCTTCGGACATTACGATCTTTAGCTCTTCCTCAAAGTTCTCGAAGTAAGCTGACCCTGATACCTCAGAGGTTAGTTCGCCGCCTTTTGATACGCCCATCTCACCTTTACTATTCGTGGCTCCGAAGACGGTATGACGACCAGTGACGCCCTTGATTACGCGCGCAGCTTTTCGCATTTTGCCCGCGATAGGTTTCACAGCGTTTAAAACTCCTGTATACTCTGGGTTGTAAGGCTCACCTTTCTTAGCAGCGATAGCCATAGCCCCCTTTTCAGTCGTAGCCATAGAGTTAAACTCATCCGCGATACGACCCATAGCAGAAGCAAAGTTTTCCATGTCTCCGTCTTGTAGATGAGACAGTGCTTCTGTTCGATGATCGAAGAGCATCGCGTAGCGTGATCGCAAGACTTTACCTATCGAAGTATTGGGCTCAGTCGGCATTGCGTAAGCCA